GAAACCGATACCAATGGACAACTTGCAATAGCAGAAGGAAATTCTGTGGTTCTTAATTTATATCCTGAAGGAGGTGGGGCAGGTTCATACTATTTTAGTGGAACTTATCTTATTACTGGACAATCAGTATCAACACCAACAGATGGGATAATTGAATCCACTTTTAGTGCAACAATGACTGGTGCTCTAACAAGAGGAACTGTTTAATTGACAGAAAAAAAAATATCATATATATTAAATTATGTCAAAAAAACCAATCGATAATGCAGTTTCCCATTTCTCTGGTTTGCAAACAAGAGTTATAAAAGTAGAAGAATGGGGTGATGATAAAGGTCCATTGGAAATTTATGTTACCCCATTTACTCTACATGAAAAAGGAAGATTGTTTGCTAGAGGAAATGTATCTGATGTCAATGCCCTAGCTGACATACTTATAATGAAAGCAAAGGATTCTAAAGGAGATCAAATGTTCACATTAGATGACAAACACAGATTGGTTCATAAAGTAGATGCAGATGTCCTGTCGAAAGTGGCTAATGAAATAATGGTTCCTGTTCCTACCGATATACAGGAAGAAAAAAAAAACTTAAAATAGACAGCGAACGATATGCTATAATGTTTTTAGCAGAAACATTACATAAAACTGTATCTGAATTAACAAAAGATTTAACTTATAACGAATTATTAGAATGGATTGCTTATTTTGAATTAAAGCAAGAAAAGGAAAAACATGCCAACTCAAAAATTAAACATAGACATAGTCGCTAAAGATAAGACTAGAAAAGCTATGCGATCTGCCGAGGGTGGATTATCAAAATTAAAAAAAGCAGTATTTAGTTTTAAAGGTGCTTTAGCAGGAATAGGTGCTGGACTAGCTGTAAGAAGTATAGCAAGAACTGCTGCAGAATTTGAAGATTTAAGAGATGCTTTGTCATCTGTTACAGGAACAGTTAAAGGTGGACAAGATGCTTTTAATTTTATATCAGATTTTGCATTAAGAACACAATTTGATGTTCAAACCTTAACTAGAGCATTTATAACATTAAAAGCTACTGGTATAGCACCAACAGCAGAATTATTAACAGTATTTACTGATACTGCTGCAGTTACAACTGACCAATTAGGAACATTTGAATCCCTAGTTAGAGTTTTATCAAGAAGTACAGCAGGTGGTTTAGGATTAGAAGAATTAAATCAAATAGCTGATAGAGGAATACCTGTTTGGGATATATTTAGTGAAAAACTCGGATTAAGTAGATTAGAATTATCAGCAATGGGGCAAAGTGCTTCAGGTGCAGCTAAATTAACAAAAGTTTTATTAGAGGGATTAAAAGAAAGATTTGGTGGAGCAACTCAAACTAAATTAGATAACTTATCAACTGCTATGTCTAATTTTGGAATTGCTGTAGATCAAGTAAAAGATAGTTTTGCTGCTGCAGGATTTGGTCCAGCAATAACAGATATAATAAATAATTTAAGTGAATGGATAAAAAGAAATAATGAGTTAATTATGAATTTAGGTAAATTAACTGGAGTTATAGTTAAGTTTACTGCTTCAACACTAGGATTACTTGCTAAAAGATTAGTTAGAGTTGGAGAAGCAATAGTAAATATTTCTAAAGATGCTAAACAGAAATTTGATATTATAAAATATAATATATTAGATTCAAAAAATGCTGTAAGTCAATTTAGACAGGAATGGACAACAATAGCTCCCGCTATTGATAGTGCTACAACAGCGACTGAAAGATTAAAACTGAAAACAGCAGCAGCAGAAAAGGAAAAAAAATTAGCAGAAAAAGAATTAGCCACTTTAAAAGCAGGATATTTTAGTAAACAAGAAAAAGCACAAGCTAAATTTACAAAAGATTATAATCAATTTATAAAATTAGCAGATCAACTTAAATTAACAGAAGAAGAAAGAATACACACACACGAAAGAATGAGAGATGCTTTTTTAAAGCAAATAGAAACAACAGAAGAATTAACAGATGCACAGGAAGCTGCAAAAGATATTGCTGCAGAAATGGGTATGACATTTGAATCTTCATTTGAAAATGCTGTTTTAAATGGTAATAAATTTAGAGATGTATTACAGGGAATATATAAAGATATATTAAGAATTATTTTAAGAAAGACAGTTACAGAAAAAGTAGGTGGGTTTGTTTCATCATTTATTGAGGGAGTTATACCATCTGCACAATTTGGTGGTTCAGTTAAAGGAGGACAACCACATTTAGTAGGAGAAGCTGGGCCAGAGTTATTTGTTCCTAGTTCATCTGGTAGTGTAATCCCTAATCATCAACTAGGTGGAGGATCTAATATAGTTCAAAATATTAATGTAACTACTGGTGTTCAACAAACAGTAAGAGCAGAAATTATACAATTAATGCCAATGATTAAAAAAGCAAGTGTAGAAGCTGTGCTTGAAGAACGATCAAGAGGTGGTCAAATGGCACAAGCAATGGGAGCAGTTTCACAAAACTCATAAAGGAAAAATAAATGACAACTTATGCAATGCCAACAACAATAAGTCCACAATCAGCAAGATTTGGATTAGTAACAAATACAAGAAGTTTTGTAAGTCCATTATCAGGAGCAGTTCAAACAACAGCAATGAGTGGAGCAAGATGGACAGCTACATATACTTATCCACCAATGACACATGCAGAAGCAGGAGAATTTCTGGCATTTCTTATTTCCTTACAAGGAAGTGAGAATAGGTTTAATGCTTGGGACCCTCTACATAAATTAAAAGGTAATAGAGGAACACCTACTGGCACACCATTAGTTAACGGTGGCAGTCAAACTGGAACTACTCTTGTGACAGACGGTTGGAGCAATAGCACTTTAGTTTTAAAAAAAGGAGATTATTTTGTGGTTAATTCTGAACTCAAAATGGTAACAGCAGATGAAACATCTGATGGTAGTGGAAATTTAACAATTAATTTTGAACCTGCTTTAAGGTCAAGTCCTAGTAATAATGCTGGTTTGACAATATCGTCTTGCACAGCAGTTATGATGTTAGTAGACGATAACCAGACAATGTGGGATCAAACGAGTATAGAAAACTATGGTTTAACATTTTCAGGAATAGAAGCATTTACTTCATAATGAAATGGCAAAATAAAGGTAAAGGTAGAAGAAAACGAGGTTCTAAACAAAGAAAAGCAAGACGAAGAAGAAACAGAAAAAGGAGGTAGCATGAAGTGGTTTATGCTAATAATGTTTGTTCATATTTCACAATATGGACTTGAACAACCAAGTAATGTAAAATTTATTAAGATTGAAAAGGAATACAACTCTATGAAAGAATGTATTGATGATCAACCAAAACAAACGATAGAACAGATAAAGAAATTTGATTTTGATTATGATTGGAAAGTAGCATCATGCACAGATAGTAGATTTCACATGTATTTATATCCTAATTATCCTAATAAAACGAAAGAAATATTAAAAGGAGTTCCGATAAAATATGGATATGATAAGATTAAAAAAAATAAAAAGACTAATTAAAGATATTATGACTATTAAAAAAAGTGGTAAGTTACCTGGTCATACAGGACCACATGGAGCAAATCCAGATAAAAGATAAATTAAAAAAGAGAGAGTAGTGTCGGGTATTCAACAAACTACTCTCTCATTATTTGTTAAAATTACACATAAATAACACAATGTTATCTATAAGGAGAATTATAAACTATGACAAGAACGATAGCAACAGCAAACAAAAATGAAACAACAGCAGAAGTCTTTAGACCTGTTTTGTTCTTATTCCTAGACCTTGATGGCGGAGATGTAACAGTTAATTCTTCAGACCAAGATATAGCATGGGATTTTGATGGGGATAGCAGTGATGAAACATTTACTGGTGTTGGACAATTTGGAAGTGTATCAGTAATAAATGAAAGTGCTGATTTAAAAGCATCAGGAATACAATGTATGCTTACTGGAGTTCCAACCACTCATATTAGTAATGCTTTATCTGAAAGTTATTCTGGCAGAACAGCAAAACTATATATAGGTTTTTTAAATGCTAGTAGAGTATTAGTAGCTGATCCAATGGTTATATTTGCAGGAAGAATAGACGCTATGGATATTCAAATAGGAAAAACTGCAAGTGTATCTGTTTCAATAGAATCAAAATTAGTAGATTGGGAAAGAGCAAGAATTAGACGATATACCAATCAGGATCAAAGAAACTTATATTCTACTGATGAATTTTGTGAATTTGTTGTGCAAACAGTAGAAAAGGAATTGGTATGGGGTCAAAAGACATAACTAAATTAGCAGCATATTTAAGTAAAGTTCAAAACAAACCTTTTAAATATGGAACTTTAGATTGTGCCATCTTTACTGTAAGTGCTGTTGATAGCCAAATTGGAACTAAATTAAAAAGTAAATTGTTTGGTAAATACAAAGACTTAAAAGGTGTTGCTAAACGAATAAAAGAGATAGGAAAAGGAAGATATATTAATGCCATAGAAAAGATTTGCAAAGATAATAAATTTAAAGAAATAAGTCCAGATTATGCCCAAAGAGGAGATGTTTGTATTATGAAAGATAAAAACAAAACAGTAATGGGGATTATTGGACTAAATAACAAACCTGTGTTTGTAGGTAAAGAGGGTGGTTTAGTAGAATTTAATAAAGATATAGTTAAAAGAGTTTGGAGGATTGAATAATGGGTGGAGTAGTAAAATCAGTTGTTCAGTTTGGGCTAAAAAATGTTATATCCGATCCATCATTAGCTGGTATAGGATTTAGTTTTAACCCCTGGACCTTTATTGGAAAAATAGCTATTACTCTTGCTATCCAATCAGCATTTAATACAGTTGCTGGAAAAAGAAAACCAACATTACCAAGCCCTGCATTTGAAGAAGAAAACGAAACAAGAAAGACAATGGTTCGTTCTACTGTTGCTCATAGGTCAGTAATGTATGGAGAAACACTTACATCAGGACCAATAATTTTTGCAGATACAAGTGGAACAGATAATAAGTATTTACATTTAGTAATTCCAATATCTCATACTGATTATGGATATGGAATAAATAGTATAGATAAAGTTTATTTAAACGATACAGCAATTACTTTATCAACTGATTTGGATGGAAGTAATGTAGTTAATACTGGCGATTACAATGGCAAGGTTAGAATAAAAACAGCATTAGGTAAATCAACTCAAACAGCAGATTCAGATGCTGTAAGTGAAATTACTAATTGGGGTTCAAATCATATTGGGAAAGGGGTCAGTTATTGTTATCTTCGCCTAGAATACAATCAAGATACATTTCCAACAGGAATACCAAATGTAAGAGTTCAAGCACAGGGAATGAGATGTTTGGACACTAGATACACTACCTTTGCAGCAAATACAGTTATAAATACTTCAACAGAAATTTTTACTATCTCTAGCCATTCGCTTTCAACAGGTGATGGTTGGGTTTATAATAATGCAGGAAATAGTAATATCGGTGGTCTCACATCTGGAAACACATATTTTATTATAAAAGTAGATGCTAATACTTTTAAATTAGCAACTTCATTAGCAAATGCAGAAGCAGGAACAGCAGTTAATATAACCTCTTCGCCTTCAGAAACTCACAAATTTCAAAAGATAACTTTTAGTAAAAACCCTGCTGTAATTATTAGACATTATTTGACTTCAGATTATGGATTAAATTTATCTGATGACGAAGTAGATACAACAAGTTTTGATGCGGCTGCGAATGTGTGTGATGAAACAATCACTAACAAAGATACTACAACTTCTAACAGATATGAATGTGGTGGTATGATTGATCTTGGAAAAACTCCAATGGATATTATTGCACAGCTTTTAACATCTTGTGTTGGACTGCTTGTCTATGAGCAAGGAACATACAAATTATTTACAGGTGCAGCAACTTCTTCTGTTAAAACATTTACAGAAGATAATCTACGAGGAGAAGTTCAAGTAAGAACAAAACCAAGTAAAAAAGAACTCTATAATGCAATCAAGGGGACATTCCAAGATTCGGCTAATCAATATCATAGTTCAGAATTTGAGTTGCAAACAAACTCTACCTACGAAACAGCAGATGGAAGTGAAAGAATTATAAGAGATATAGAATTACCTTTTACATCTTCCAGATTAGCAGCACAGAGAATTGCAAGATTACATTTAAACAAATCAAGACAAGCAATATCAGTTGATTTGCCCTGCAATATGAGTGCTATGGAGGTATCGGTGGGAGACACCATATCTTTGACACTATCGGATTTAGGGTGGACTACTAAAGAATTTAAAGTATTAGAATGGAATTTATCTAATGATGGAGGTATTGATTTAAGATTACAGGAAGAAGCAAGTTCAGTTTATTCTTGGACTTCTGCAGATGATGAAACGACAACAGATGCAGCACCAAATACTACATTACCAAGTAGCTTTAGTGTTACAGCACCAGACACAATAGCTGTATCTGACACATTAGCAAGTTTCTATGATGGACAAGTTGTTCCAGCTACAACAATCACTATTGCTTCAACTGATCCTTATTCGCAATTCTTTGAAGTAACTTATAAATTGTCTAGTGATAGCACATATATATTATTAGGAGAGGGCAGACAAACAACCTTTACAACACATCAATTAAAAGAGGGCAGCACTTACGACATAAGGGCGAGAGCT